GAATATTCAGAACCAAATCAATTAGGTAAGATACCAGCAGTGTGTGTATACAACCAAAAAGGTATTCAACGTGGTATTGGTGTTAGTGATATTGCAGATGTAGCAGACTTACAAAAGTATATCTACAATGGCACAAGTGAAATTATGCAGTCAATACAAATGGACACACATCCAAGTCTAGTTGCTACACCAGAAACAAATGTAGGCACTGGCTCAGGTGCGCTTATACATATGCCTGAAAACATTGATCCAGGCTTAAAGCCATACCTATTAGAATTTACAGGTGCTGGCGTAGATAAAATCCTAAGTGCAATTAAACAAAAAGAAGAAGCAATTGATAAGATTGCCAACACTGGTGCTGTAAGAGCAACTGAAAGTCGCACAATGAGTGGAGTAGCAATGGAAACGGAATTCCAATTGCTTAATGCTAAACTAAGTGAAAAAGCAGACAACCTAGAACTAGCAGAAGAACAAATATGGCGTTTGTATGCACTCTATAGTGGTACTACTTGGACAGGAACTATTGACTATCCAGGATCATTCAATATTAGAGACACTAGTTCAGAGATTGAACAACTATTAAAAGCCAAATCAGCCGCAACCAACCCAATGGTGTTAGAAGAAATTGATGCTAAAATTATAGATTGGTTAGGCGTAGAAGATTACGAAATGGTTCCTACAGAGTTTGAACCACACGCAATGGTATCACCACAAGGCGATATTGTGCAAGTAACCACACAAGAACAACATCTTGAATTACAAGCACAAGGTTATACACATCAATAAGGAGGGCATACTGATGGCTATGAAGAAGAAAAAAGAAAAGAAGAAGAAGCCTAAGGGCAGAGGCAGAGGCCGCGGCAAGTAGTGGCACGTTATTTTGGTTCAACCTGTAAAACAGACTGTTCAGGACACAAAGCAGGTGCAAAATATGCACGTGGTGGAGGTAGAAGTCTAACAAGAAGCAGTTCTAGTTTTAACGCAGGTATGCGAGCAACACAAAGACGCCTTAAAAAGCGTGGAGTTCGCACAAGGATGAGCATAACCAAGAAAAGTAAATGACTTGGGACGAATATTTTGCACATATTCAAGGTGTTTGTCCGTGGAGTAACACTGCTTGGAACCAAAATGAAATTGAAATTGTCAAGTGGCAAGGCACAGAACTACCACTAGGCACACTACAAGCAAGAATCTATACTGTAGATTTAAATCGTAGACGTTTAAAGAAATTGTGTAAACAGTTAGATGTTAGTGAACACGATGAATGGTTATGGAGTGAACCAACATATGGCAAATACGCCGCACCACAGCCAATTTTAATTCAACAACACAGAAAAACGCTAAATGATATACGAAAGCGCCTAAAAAAACACGGTTTATAGGCGTGAAGCATAAATAACATTACAACAAACAAACAACTCTAAGGAGGCGAGGTTAACAATGGACCATAATGAAACTACATTGGCTAAAGAAAACGTAACTGAGGCGACAGCCACAACTGAAACTCAGGCAGAAGCAACACCTAAATCATATTCACAAGACGAAGTTGACAATATGATGGCTCGAATGAAAGGGTCATTAGAACGTAAACTTTTAAAACCTTATGAAGGATTAGGTGATCCACAAGAACTTAAATCATTAAGAGAAGCGGAAGAAAAACGCCAAATTGATGAACAAGTTAAGCGTGGGGAGTTTGAAAAAACTCTACAAGAACTTGCTTCGAAAAAGGATGATGAAATCAAGCGCAGAGATGTTATCATTGAAGACTACAAAGTAAACACACCGTTGCTAAATTCAGCGGCAAAGTTTAAAAGTGTAAATCCTGAACAGGTGCAAGCCTTACTAAGGAGCCAGGTTCGCTTAGGTGAAACAGGTGAAGCAGAAGTGTTAGACAGCAATGGTGCTGTTAGATATGATGATTCAGGCAATCCTCTCAGAGTAGAGACATTGGTTGAAGAATTTCTAACTAAAAATCCACATTTTGTTGCTGCCGCACCAAGCACAACCAACACTATGAACAGTGTGCAGAACAGTAAATCTTCAAGTGATTTTGATTTAAGTAAACTTGATTTAACAAATCCAGAACACAGAAAAGTATACAAAGAAGCCAAACAAAAAGGCCTCTTTTAACACTAAAATATAGCCAATATATAAGGAGAAATTATTATGGCAAACGAATATCTATCAGGCTTTAGCCTCGAAGGTTTAGTAGTCCCAACTAAGGCGGCTACAATTTACACAGCACAAGAACAGTCTTTGTTCTTAGGTGGAAACTTGATCCCAATGGTAAATGTACCAGCAGGATCGCAATCAGCACAAGTACCAGTACTAAGCGAAGTATCAGCATCAACTATTTCTAGTGAAACTGCTGGTGACTTATCTGCAGAAGTAATTGGTGATACTACTGCTACTATCCCAGTAAACTTATATGCGGCTCGTTCCGTTGTACGTGACTTGGGTGGAATTGATCCAAACGAATTGGGTCGTGTATTAGGTAACTCAGTTGCAAAAGCATTTGACACAGCAGTGTTAGCCGCTATGGCAGCATCTTTAACTGAATCAACTACTGACTCTGTTCCAATGGACGCAGATGCAATCTTTGATAGTGTTGCACAAATTCGTGGCAACGGTGAAATGGGTCAATTATACGGTATCCTTTCAACAGGTGAAGCAAGCAACTTAATGAAAGCATTATACAGCGACGGAAACTTTGCTGGTGGTGACTTCCAAACTGAAGCATTACGTAACGGTTATGTAGGCACTTTCGCTGGTGTACAAATGTTCCAATCAGCATTAGTTCCAGCGGCACACTCAGGATTTATCTTTGGTGTAGACAGTTGCAGAATTGCTATGCAGAAAAATGCTGACATCGAAGTTCAGCGTAGAGCGGCAGCAGTTGGTAACGACGTAGTTGCAAGCATACACGCTGGTGTTGGTGTCGTTGACGCTAACCGTGGTGTGCAGTTGATTAACGTAGCATAAGGAAATAGAGAATGGCTTTTATTACTGAATCAGGAACTGTTATCAGTTTTGCAGAATACGATGATGTCTATAACAGAGATCAGCGTCTGTTTGATAGTAATGAAAGTTTATCTGATGACATAGTTGAAGAACTATTAATTAGGGCAACTGAGCGTGTTCTTACAAAGATACGTGCTAGTGATTGGTGGAGAAACTATTACAAACAACGTGATAGTTCATCAATCCGTACAGTTGCAGATATACCTGCAGTTGATATAAACCGTATATTAGCAAGACAAAATGATTTTACCGATCTTTGCGTCTATACTGCATTGTCTGAATTCATCTTACCGATGATTGCAGACTTTGGCAGTGAAGATAATGCGGAACGCAATAAGATGGGTTACTACGATAATAAAAGTAGTAACTTGTTTGGCGAACTTATCACAGCAGGAGACTGGTATGATTTTGACGACGATAACAGCGTTGACTCAGATGAAAAACAGCCAGGCTTTTACAACCTAAGAAGAGTAAGATAATGAGAACAGAGGTTTTAGATTACATAAAAACACTTGATTTAGGAGGATTCAATCTTTCTACTCAAGTGCCATATGATGAAAACAATCAATCTTTGTACATAAAGAATCCTAAAACAGTTTATGTGGACTTTCCGCAGACTGATACAGATCCTTTCATACAAACTCTTAATGGGACAACTATATCTAACGAAACTAAGTCAATCAGTGTATATCTATCAACTGATGCAAAATTAATTCCAAGTAATTATGAAAGTGTTATCGACAGAATCAAGGGCGCAAAGGACCTAACTACTATTGAAGGTATCAATCGTAGGGAAGTGCAAGTGTCTACTGAGTTTGAAGATGATTTGATTGTAACTACCGTAGAATTAAGATATATTAACATAGCATAAAAGGAGAAATTATATGGCTTACATATATCCAGCACCAGGAACAGCGGCAAAGCAAGTTACTTTAAGCATTACTGACAGTGCGGCAGGACTTAGTGGATCACTAAGTGTTGCGGCATTACAAGATGTTACAATTAACGCTTCCAACGATGTTTTTACCTGGACACAATTAGACTCAGCGTCTAAACAAAATATTGCTACTACAGCAACTAACTCACTCGCAATGAACCTAGTTCTTGACAAAGATTCTTTCTTTGGAACAGACGATGGTGCATACGCATCTTCAACTACAGTTGCAGGCGCAGGCATATTTGGTATGTCTAACCTTAAAACTAACGTTGCTTTTTCATTGTATATGGGTGATGAGTCCGACGGTACTGAAGGTGTTACTATTACTGGTAACGGCTACATTACTGGACTTGCACCAACTGTTAGTGCTGACAGCCCAGTTTGGGTATCACCAATTACTATTACAGTAGATGGCGATTACACAGTAGACGATACAGCAACACCGTAACGCTAGAGCGTGAGGGCAAGGCGGATTAAGGGGGTTTTAGGGCCCCCTTTTTCTTTATCTGCTAAATACATACAGTTAGGACAGATAGATGGACATACTAGATAAAAAGACAGACCAAGAGTTAGCACAAAGCGCACTTGCTGAAATTGCCAAAGCAAAGAATGAAGTGCAGAGTGCTGAACGAGATATACAAAAAGCAAAGAGCAGATTAAATTTCTTAATTGTTCTTGCAAATAAAATGATTGATAGAAAAGGAGATTAACAGATGAAACTTACAGAATTAGCAAAAGAACCCAAATTAGTAAAAATTGAAATAGACGATGAGGCTATGGTGAAAATCTATGGCGAAATTATCGAGTTTTGGGTTTATGACAGAGTAGATATGGAAGCCTTTATGAAGTTGGCAAACTTAGAAGGTGGACAAAATATGCAAGACATTATTGCCGTAATGAAAGATTTGATTCTTGATGAAAAAGGCAACAAAGTTATTGCAGAGGGCAGAGTATTGCCAAATGACGTGATGATTAAGGCAGTAGAAAAGACGGTACAAGCGTTGGGAAACTTCGCAACCCAGACTTCTACGAAATAACGCCTGAGATATCAAGTTATTTGACACTTGATTTCGTAGCAAAAAGATATGGTGTGTTACCATCTTATGCAATGAAGTTTGGGGACAGTATAGATGTGCGTTGTGCTAACATATCAGTTATGTACGAAACATATCTAAATAAAAAGAACACAGAAGGTTTTAAAGATAAATCGGATCACGGTTATTCACAGGACCAACTGTTAGAAATGGTTGAGAGGGCAAAACAACGTGGCGGCAAGGATAACAAGAAATAGAATTACTTCAAGTGCTGGTAAAATTAGTGCAAGGTTTGAAAAACTGCCAAGTGAAGCATATGAATATTGGAAAAGTATTACACCTATAAAAACTGGTAATGCAAGACGTAGAACCAGACTACAAGGACGTAAAATTAAAGCCAATTATCAGTATGCTGTTCCTCTAGATGAGGGCAAAAGTAAACAAGCACCAAAAGGTATGAGTGAGCCTACAGACCGTTATATAAAACAGCGTATTGCACGCCACATATTAAGGAAATAACCAATGGCTGATTTAAGATATACAGTAGACATAGACACAAGAGGGGCACAGTCTGCACTTGCTGGGTTAAGAGGCACTATTTTAGGTGTTGCTGGAACGCTTGCTGCCGGCTTTGGCGCAAAACAAATTGTAGAAATTGCCGCAAGATTTCAAGACTTAAGAACCACACTAGGTGTTTTATACAAAGATACCGAAACTGGTGCTAAAGCATTTGAACAAATTAAACAGTTTGCTACAGAAAGTGTTTTCTCAGTAGAAGACTTAACAGCATCAGTCATTAAATTAAAAGCGGCTGGACTACAACCTAGCATTGAACAAC